CAGTAGTGGCCTTCAAGTTGAGCGTAAGCTCTGCCGACTGCTGGCAGGCTTGCCCGCGTAAGTTCTATTTCCGGTACCAACTGCGCCGCGAGCCTCGTGAGGAAGCCGCTGAGTTAGTCTTCGGCAAGGCGTGGCACAGTTTCCGCGACGGCCAACCCAACACCCGCAGCCTCGAAGGCGCGGAGCTACTCAAGCTGCGCGTCATGAACGAGTGCTACGTCAAGCACTGGAAGGACCATCCCCTTGACATTCTTGCCTATGAGGAAGAGTTTTCGCTCCCTGCCTTTGATGGCAATCGACTGGACCCTGATATTCGTGTGCATGGGCGGATTGACGCTCGCAACGCTAGCAGCCTGATCGAGTACAAGACCACGTCGAGTTACATCGACGCCGGTTCTGTGTACTGGGAGCGAGTCCTCGACGACCGCCAGATCCAGACCTACCTCGGGGCGCTGTGGTCGGCTGGGCACACCTACAACGAGGTCCTGTACGATGTCGCGCGTAAGCCCATGATCAAGCGTAAGCCCAAGGAGTCGCTAGAGGACTACGGCAAGCGCCTTCAGGAAACCATCGAGGCCGACCCTGGCGCCTACTTTCAGCGGCGTACGTTTACCTTCACCGAGGAGCAGGTGGCCGATACTTGGCGGGACCTGCACACCGTGGCAACGCAGGTTCCCGGTACCCCGGAGAAGGCTGATTACCCCAAGGCCCCGCGCAGTTGCTGGGCGTATGGGCGGGCCTGCGAGTACCTGGATGTTTGTCGAGGTAACGAAAGTATCGACAACGATCGGCTGTTTCAGATCAGAAAGAGCAGTGGCTAATGGCCGGGTGGAGTAATGGCCGGTATCACGGCCGCGGAGTCCACGACGGTTGCGGACAGCAACACGAGGGCCCTGACGTGGCACAGTTTGACAAGGTCACCCGTCCTGAGGGCCGTGTGTTCCGCCACAAGAAAACGAACGCGATCTATCACGAAGCGTTTGACGATTACTTCGGGCTGTGTTACCTGTCTAACAACGACATGATCCTTCCCGCAGAGAAAAAGGACCTTCTAGTGGAGATCTTCCAGTGAGCTTTCTAGCCAAAATCCAGTCGGGCAAGCAAGCCCTTGTGCCCCGGATCATGATCCACGGGTCGCCCGGTGTCGGAAAGAGCACGTTCGCTTCTGGGGCACCGGACGTGCTCTTTCTCGACATCGAGGGTCGTACTGGTCATCTGGATGTCAACCGCTTGCCGGTTAAGAACTGGGCTGACGTCAAGGCCGCCCTCATCGAGGTGGGCAAGGCCGCCAAGGGTGGCAAGCCGCCCTGCAAGTGGATCGTGATCGATACCGTGGACCACCTGGACATGTGGATCAACGACGCCACCTGCGCCGAGCAGGGCTGGGCCAATATCGAGGAGCCCGGCTATGGCAAGGGATACGCGGTCGCCTTCGAGCACTGGAAGGAGTTCTTTGTTCTTCTTGAGGGCCTGCGCTCCCTTGGTGTGGGCGTACTTCTGCTGGCGCACTCTACGGTTAAGGCTTTCCAGAATCCTAGCGGGGCCGATTACCAGACCTGGGGCCTGATGCTGGGCAAGTTGGCTAACAAGTTCATCACCAAGCAGATGGATATCATCGGCTTTGCCAGCTTCCAGGACGACGTCAAGGCCAAGTTTGACAGGAAGGGCGAGCAGATTACCAAGGGCAAGGCCAGCACCACCGGCGAGCGCGTCCTTTACTTTGGCCATAACCCGGCCTACGAGACGAAGCAAGGTATCAACGTCCCCGACGAAATCGATCTTACCTGGGCTGCCCTTGAAGGCGCCCTCAACCCGCAGGAGACCAAGTAATGAGCAAGCCCCGCCCCAAGACCATTGCCAAGCACACCGTGAAGTGCATCGACTACGCCTTCGACAATGGTAACCCGGTCGAGAAGAAGGCCCCCCAGGCGATCTGCCGGCTCCAGATTGTCGCTGGCCCGCGTACTGGCGATACTGTGATGTACTACGGCAGCTTCCACGAGGCCTGCCAGGAGTATACCGCGGCGGCGCTGCGTGCCTTGGGCATGACCAACGACGACCCCACGGCCCCTGTTGGCCTGGGTAGCCGCAAGGCCACCGCTGTCGAGCGTGAGAACCTGTACCCCGGCGCCAAGAACAAGAGCCGCATCGACTTCATCGACGCCATCGAGCCGGCCAAGATCAAGGTCAACAACCCCGTCTCCGATAAGCAGGCCGCCCAGGTCGCCAGCAAGTTCAAGGCCCTCTTCAAGGCCAAGCCGGCCCTCGCCATGGACCCCTCGGTGGCTGCCCCCGAGACCGTTGAACCTGTGACCGCGGCTGATAGCCAGCCCACGGAGACCGAAGTTTCTCCGTTTGGTTAACCACGAGCTACTGAACGAGGAAGCAGAGCGGTGCCTAATCGGTGCCGCCCTGCTTGCCAGTAGCACCCTCGACAACGTCGCTATCCGGCCGGATCACTTCGGTAACATCGTGTGGCGTGCCTGCTGGGAGACCATGCAGGCCGTCCACGCCAGCGGCAAGCCCCTTGATCCGCTGGTCCTTACTGCCGAACTTGAGAAGCGTGGTGCCCCCGAGAACATCATCATTCGCCTTTCCGAGGCGATGGGGGCGGTTCCAACGGCCGCAAACGCAGACCACTACGCCGACCTAGTCCGCGATGCGTGGCTGCGACGTGAGATCGCTGTGCTCTCTGGCGAGATGGTGGTGCCGGGCCGCAGCGGCGCTGAGATGGTGGGCCTCCTAGAGACCCGCGTTACCCAGTTGATGACGACGTCGGGCAGTAAGCTGCCGACACTGGACCTGGTGATCGCCGATGAACTTCGACAGCTTTCTGAGCCAGTACCAGCAGGACTGCCAACTGGAGTTGGACTTGAGGCGGTTGTACCTGGCGGAATCCCGACTGACCGGGTTACGACGATCTTTGGCGAATCTGGCTCCTTCAAGTCCACGGTCAAGAACGCTGTCGTCCATGCTATCGCATCTGCTGGACATGTGGTCGTTGATTGCAGCTTTGAAGATTCCAACAGCCTCACCGCAGCCCGCTGGATCAGTCGTGACACAGGAGTTGCCTACGGCGCCCTCGCCAGCCGAACCATCGGTATGGTCAATCCTAACCTGCCGTCCCTGGCCGCCGCAGGACGAGTGATTGCCGCTGGTGACATGGCGCCCACCGTGGCCGAAGTACTTCGGGTGGCGCGGCAGTATAAGCGCCTAGCCAACGCCAAGGCCATCGTGGTGGACTACCTTCAGTTGCTAGAGAGCGGCAAGCTGGGACAGCGCGAAACCCTTGACGAAGCGATGCGAAGTTTTCAGATCCTCGCAAAGCGGGAACAAATCGCCGTCATATGTGTCAGTCAGGTCAAGCAGGACATCGGAACCAACTATGAACGTAAGAACCCCCGTCCGACGATTTATGACCCCATTGGAAGTAGTTCTATTCGTACTGCTACCAAGCTTGGTGTTGCTGTCTTTCGTCCATTCAATCACTGCAAGGCGCCAATCGACGACGAAGGCCCCTACGGCATCTACGCCCGCCTTCGAGAAGCCTGGCCAACCGGCCCAGTGGATTTTGATGCAAAGGTCTACCCAGAACTCCTGGAGCTTATCGTCGCCAAGCAAGTAGCCGGTGTGGCGCCCAGTGTGGTGTACGCCCGCGTGAACCCCGCCACCGGCGTTGTGACCCCGTTCAACATGGAACGGTACGTGTGATCTGCCCGATGTGCCTGTGGGACCTCGACGCAAAGGTCGTCTGGTCCGCTGAAATGGTCCTGCCACTCAAGTGGCCTTCCCAGAACGAACTAGGAGCAAACAATCGTGGCTACTCAGGATGGCGCTACCGTAAGTTCAAGGCCCGTTTCGAAGGTTGTCTTCGAAGGTATGCCAAAGCCGTTGCCCCAGCTTCAGGATGGCGACGAGCTTATCTTGTTCGACGTTATGGTAAGGGTTGTCGGGACTACGATGACGCTAACCTACGTGGGGGAGGAAAAGCCCTCATCGACGCTATGGTTGGGCTCGGGTACCTGAAGGATGACCGACCAAGCCTATTTCTGGGCAGTTACCACCAAGAGAAAGCAGCAGATGGCAAAGACTCCATTCTTATCCGGCTCGAAGAACTTGATCAAGGCGAGTAGCATCGCTGGCGCCAGTTTCCCTGCCGACGAGCACGACGTCTACCACGCGGCCACCCACGACATGCCGGCCGAGAACCACGGGTACAGTACGCGCCCGCCGCCCGACAAGCGACGCCGTATCCTGGTCCCGACCGACAAGTACAACGACCAGCCCGACGCCACCAAGCGGGGCCTGGAACTGGGCGCCAAGCTGGGCTACACCAACCTCCATCGCATGTTCCGTACCGCTCGGTACTGGGTATTCGAATTCAGTGGCGGTGGTGAAGGATAAGCCGTACCTCGTAGTCCACGGCGGCCACAAGGTCTACTTCCTTGAGCCAAAGCCTTCGGACTACGACCCGCTGCGGGTGGCCAAGGCCCTTGCCAACGAGAACCGCTTCGCCGGCAGTTACGGACCGTACTCCGTGACCCAGCATCAGGTGTTGGTCTCGTTGGCGGTCGAAGCCCTAGGCGGTACCCCGCGGCAGCAGCTTGCGGGGCTGGTCCACGATGCCGCTGAGATGGTTACTGGCGACATCCCCAGCCCCCTCAAGAAGTATTTCATGGGCTACAACTACATCGAGGCCCTTCAGAATACTGCCATCGAGGCACGCTACAAGGTGTACCTCGACGACCCGATAGTCCGCGACGCCGACAAGCTACTCTTTGCCGCTGAGGTTAGGATGCTCGTACCAAAGGCACAGCAATCTGCCTTCGACATTGACCCGAAGTATCGCCTTGAGGTACAACCGGGCTGGGCCAACGTGATGCCGTGGGACTACCACGAGTCGGTTAGCGGCTGGATGGACAGATTTGACGCCCTCACCGAGTCAATCGTGCCAAGTGATCCCGATGAGCGTTCCTAAGGACATCATCGAGAAGCCCCCGCACTACGCCGAGGGCCGGCAGTTCGAGCCGATCGAGGTCATCGAGGACTGGCAGCTGGGCTACTTCCTGGGCAACGCCGTCAAGTATCTGAGCCGAGCCGGCCGTAAGGGTGATGAGACCACGGACCTGCTCAAGGCGATCTACTACATCCAGCGTAGAATCAAACAACTGGAGCGCAAATGATTACTTGGATCACGGACCATTTTCGCCTGGACGAGTTCAGGTGCCACGACGGTACTCCGGTGCCGAAGAAGTACTACGAGAACGTCGTGCAACTCTGTTGTGAACTTGAGGTGATTCGAGCCGAATACAAGCGCCCCGTCGCCATCCTCAGCGGGTACAGGTCGCCGGCCTACAACAAGAAGATCGGTGGGGCGAAGAATTCGTTCCACATGAAGGGCATGGCCGCGGATATCGTGGTTGCCGGGGTAACCCCCAAGTCCCTGCGTGGCCTGATCGAGGCGCTGGTCCGTGAGCACAAAATCCACAACGGTGGGCTTGGTAGCTACAAGAACTTCACGCACTATGACATCCGGGCTGTTCCCGCGCGGTGGCAGGGATGAGTAAACGCATCCTTGTCATTCCCGACACCCAGGTAAAGCCAGGCGTCCGCACGGACCACCTAGAATGGATCGGTAAGTATGTGGCAGCAAAGCGACCCGACGTTGTTGTCCACTTGGGAGACCACTGGGACATGCCTTCGCTGTCAAGCTACGACAAAGGCAAAGCTTCAGCTGAAGGCCGACGGGTCATTCGAGATATTGAGGCAGGTAACGCCGGACTGCAACGGCTCTGCGCACCATTTAGACGCCTTCGAGGCTACTCTCCGCGTCTGGTCATCCTTCGTGGAAACCATGAACAGCGCCTTGAACGCTACACGGAAGACCACCCAGAACTCGAAGGAGCCGTCGGCTACCACCAGTTCAACGACAGGGCCCTGGGGTGGGAGGTTGTTCCGTTCCTTGAAACGATCACGATCGAGGGCGTAACGTTCTGTCACTACTTCCCAAGGAGCGGCGATGGCAACATCTCTCAGACTAAGCGGGGCGCACCATCTGCCAGGGCTCAGGTACTCCGTGAGATGCGAAGCACTGTCGCCGGGCACAAGCAGGGTCTCGACGTGCATATTCATTGCACCGGAAGCCGAACCATCCGGGGAGTCATCGCTGGTTCTTGCTACCTGCACCAGGAGGCCTACCTTAGCCCTCAAGGCGTTCGCTACTGGCGGGGTGTGCTTTCGTTACACGAAGTAAAGGGCGGAAACTTCGCCCTTACCGAGGTAACCCTTGATTGGCTGAGGAAAAAGTATGGCTAGAGTCGAAGGCATCAATGGCAAGTTCTGTGTGGTGGACAACGGCGTGGTGATTACTGCACACGACTCCCGGGATAGGGCGCTAGACTACCTGACCACCTACCACGCAAAGCACGGTAAGGACTACAGCCGGAAGTTCTACACCCTTGAGCTTACCAAGGAAGAGTTGGTGGAGTGGTACAGGGGCCGCGACATGGTGGCCCTGGAGAAGCTGGAAGCCCTCGCTGAGCAGGCCATTGATGAAGACTGACAAACAGATCTGCCTCATGTGCCGAGATTCCGGCTACGTGGTGTGGCAGGACGACGGCTGTGCGGTCTCCAGCTACTGTGATTGCCCGTGTGGCGACGCAGCCTACCATCGGGACCAGGACGTTGCTGGCGACGAGCCCGCCAAGCCTAACGCGCTCAAGGATGACTAATGTTCCTGCCTAGCTTTCTCGGTGTGTTCTGCGGGTACCTTGCGGGAACCGTGTCGCTGCTGCTGTATACGCACGTGCGCGATAAGCTGCGCCGCGCTGAAACCGAAGCCTACAAGCAGAAACTGCTCGACATCCTCCAAGAACCTGAGCCGGAGCGGATCATCGTGCGGCGCTCGGGTGTGCCGCGGACTGAGAACTAGCCGTGGAGAAGCCGCTCGTCGTTACAGATGCAGCGGCCTTCCTGGCGTGGCTGCAAGAGAACACCGAGGGCCCGTACGGCCTCGACTGCGAGACCGTTGGCGTTGACCCTACCGAGGAGTCGCCCGTTGGCAAAGGCAAGATTGTGTGTTGGTCCATCGGGTGGGTCGACCCGGCGCTGGGGCTTCATCCGGAGCGCGGTACCCCTGTTGCTCGCAGTGCTTTCCTTTGGGCTGACAGTTTGGACGTGTTCGCTGATTGGCTCAGGAGCGCCCCTGTCGTCGGACACAATGTTGTTGGCTTTGACCGCCACATGTTTCGCAACCACGGCATTGACCTGGGCGGGATTGTTGGCGACTCGCTCAGAATGGCTAAGCTCCTCGACGTCGACTCCCACGACAACAGCCTTAAGTCCTGGATCAGGCGAGCTTTCGACTACGGCGTCGGCGAGTACACCGAACTATTCAGCCGGCGGAAACCGGGTGCTACCGAAGACCTGGGAGCACCGCGGGATACGTGGCGAAAGGTCGACGACCAGGCCCGCGTACCGACCGTTGTGGGAGGGCCCGCCAGCCGGGTGGGTGCCGCCCGAGACCTCATCCCCCTCGACAGAATCAGAGAAGATTACCCGCAGCTGCTGCCCGTACTGTATGAGTATGCTGGTCTCGATGCAAAAGGCTCTCTCGAACTATTCTTTCTGTTGCAGCGACGACTACGGGAGGCTCCCTGGCGTGGTCTTGGTCAGGCCCGTCTCTGGGGTACACTCTGGGATCTTTATCGAGACTTCTGGCACCCCAGTCTTGGCGTCCTCCACGGAATCGAGCGGAGAGGAATCCAGTACGACGCCGGCATCGCTGCGGCTGGACGCACTGCCGCCGAGCAAGAACGGCAAGTAGCACACGCTGCGGCCATCGAGTGGGTCGGCCACGAGGTCAACCTCGACAGCCCGGCACAGCTGGCCCAGGTGCTCTACCAGGAGCGTTTCTACGACGTCCCGCCGGTCATGGGCACCGTCAAGGCTATCAAGGCTAACCGCGAGCGTAAGCCCTCGACGTCCGAGGCCGCCCTCCAGCACATCGCCATTCAGCACCTTGAGCCCGGCATCGAGCACATCCTCAAGGAGCGCAAGCTCACCGACCTGATCCAGTTCCTTGACCGGCTGCCTACGTTCCAGGACACGTTCGGGCGCATCCACAGTATCCTCAAGCCCGATACCCGCACGGGTCGGCTAAGTTCGTCTAAGCCGAACCTTCAGAACATCCCAAAGGACGACACCTATGGTCTGCGGTCTGCTTTTGTTGCTGCTCCTGGGCACAGTCTGGTGGTGGCAGACTATGGTGCCCTTGAACCTCGTCTACAGGCGCATTTCCTGGTTACTCTGTTCAACGACACGTCGCTGCTCGACGCCATCAACTTCGGCGACGTCTACTCCGGTATCGCCCTCGAATGCTGGCCCGACAAGTTCCGGGGCTGGACCCTAGACGCGATCAAGGCCGACAAGCTTCGTGGCGAGGCTAAGATCGTTCTCCTGGCTAAGGCGTACGGTAAGGGCCTCATGGGCATGGCACTCCAACTAAAGAAGTCCGTCGATGAAACCCGCGCCATTGTTGAGCGAATTGATTCCGCTTTCCCGGGGGTCCCTCGTTTTCAAGTATTCATGGCCGACTACGCCAGGGAGCACGGAGGCGTTCACACGCTACTGGGACGCTTCCGGCCGCTTCCTAACATCTATTCCAAAGACCGTGGACTCAGGGCCGGCGCCGAGCGACAAGCCTACAACACCCCCATCCAAGGATCTGCCACCGACGTGATGACGGCGGCCCGAGGCAAGCTCGACAAGCTCGTCAGCATCGTGCTCGAAGTTCACGATGAGATGGTGGTTGAGTGCCGGCAGGGCCTTGAGCAAGTAACACTGGACATCGTGACCAAGACGATGTGTAATCCTCTCAGGCCGGGGCTACTGAAGGTCCCCCTGATCGTTGAGGCAGGCTACGGCCCCTCGTGGGCGAAGGCGAAGAAATGAGCAAAGCACCCTGTGGACATCTCGATGCTGAGTGCGTGATCGGTAACTTCTGGACCTGCAAGAGCTGCGGTGGCGAGTCGAAGGCTGCGGCAGCGCCAGAGCGGCTGACGCTGGAGTGGACCCCGCCGACCCTGCCGATCCCGTCGGCCGGTGAGATCGCAAGCATCCTCAAGGTCTGTGCCGCCGAGATCAACTACCCCACGCAAGTCGGGGCCTGGGGTACCTGTACGAATTTTCTCGACCCTGTCTCTGGGTATCACACACTGGCTTACTCGAACAAGCTGTACAGGCCCCTGACGCTGCCCGACGAAATGAGCGGACCCGAGGTTTGGATGGCCATCAACCACGCAGGACTGGAACTGGCCGAGGCCGTCAACCAGACTGTGCGCGCGGTGGTCGACTCCAGGAGCTGGTCCGATGGACGACTCCTGACACTGGGCGCCGACATACTTCACGTGGTTCAGTCCGACGGCAACATCGCCACGCGGCTTGCTACTAGCCGAGAGTACGAAATCCGCCTGCGTGCGATCTTCAGGGTGGTGCCAGGATGACCGAGACCCAAGAAAGCATTTCCGAATGGGCCCGCGAGACCTTCGGGCCGGCTCACTTTGAGCAGCTCGTGGCCAGGCTCAACGAGGAGATGGCCGAGCTTATCACCGCGGCGCTGTCCGAGAAGACGTCCTGGAGTGACGTTGCCGCCGAATGCGCCGACGTATACATCATGCTGGCTCAGGTCGCATCATACTGTTACCGCGATCTTGGTGCCGCCGTTGACCTCAAGATGGGTACCAACCGGGCTCGCGTGTGGGCCACCGACGGGAAGGGGACTGGACAACATGTTTAAGGCACTGCCGCTTCTGCTGCTGCTTGGGTGCGCTGAGCACCCGTACACGTGGGGCGACACCGCCCAGGCGTTCTCAGAGTCGTACTGCTCGGGCCTCGTGGCCTGTGGCGCACTGGCTCCGGAACGCGAGGAACGCTGCGTTGAGCACAACAAGTGGCACATGTGTGACGCGCAGGCCACGTGCGAGATCGAGGTCAACGAGGCCGCCGCCCAGGACGCCCTCGACGCCTGTGACGCGGCCCTCCAGGGTCTGGAGAACCAGGCTTGCTTCCTGCTCGGGTTCTACGGTGTCACGCCGCCAGAATGCTCCGGTATCTTCGAGATCCGACCAGAGACGCCGAAGTGAACTATGTCCTCGTCTTCCTTGCAGCCTTCCTGCTCGACGTCGGGTACTGTCGCTGGATGCTCCACGTCCGTGACGCTGAGCCGCTTCGAGCTGCTCTGGCTAGCGTGTTCATCGGTGCTTGCAGCCTTGTTGGCCTCACTGGTGTTGTGGGCGATACCTGGACTGCTCCTGCTTATCTGGGAGGGTTGTTTGTGGGTACTCTCGTTGGTATGAGGCGATGACCTGTAAGACATGCTCGTCGGTGTTGCTGCCCATCATTGGGCAGTTTTCACTTTGCCCTAAGTGTGACAAGCAGCCGCTGCGGTCCAAGACCGAGCCTGCCAACCAGGATGACGAGTTCGACTTCTGGTTCGACGAGCCCACGAACCCGGGCTCCCCGGTGCACCAGCTCTACGCGTGTCAGGCCTGCGGTACGCCCGGTATGTATGACGTCAACGACGTGGCCGACGGGGCTACGTGCCGCATGACGTACGCCCTCGGTACCTGCGGCGGCATGCTTCGGGTGAAGACGTGAGGCACCAGCGCAAGGGCTACTGGTGCGGAATTGCTAGCATTGCTAACGCCCTTGAGGTGCTTGGTATCAGGCGTACCCAGCGTGAGATCGCCAAACTGTGTGACGTCAACGAGGACGCAGGTACCAATGAGACCGAGATGAAACGCGCGCTCCTGGCCAACGGCGTGCGCGTTGACGAGTGGCAGAGCACTAACCTCACCAACAGCATCGAGTGGGTACGTGCATCCATGACCCTAGGGTGGCCTACGATCTTGTGCGTTGACGATGACGAGCACTGGGTTACCGCCATCGGCCGCTGCGGTAACAGCCTGATTGTATTCGACCCTAGCCGCAACCACGGTATCGAGGTCCACGACACCGGCACCCTGACGCAGCGCTGGGTTAACTCTGACGGCATCTACTACGGTCTGGGGGTAAGTAAGTGAACATTCTGCACTCCGCCGAGAACCCGTCGTGGCACACCCCGGTCGAGTGGGTCGAAGCTGCCCGCAAGATCATGGGCTCCATCGACACCGACCCGGCTACCGACATGGTGGCCCAGGCGCGTATCTGCGCGCGCCAGCCGTACTACGCCTCCGACAACGGACTGGAGCAGCCTTGGTCCGGCAACTTGTTCCTGAACCCTCCCGGCGGCCTGTGGCGTAAGTTCCTACTCAAGGCCCACGCCGAGTTCAACGAGGGCCGGGCTGCCCAGTTGTTCTACCTTGCCTTTAGCCTGGAGCAGGCCCGCGGCATCGAGCCGTCGGAATGGGCCTTCCCCGGCAAGGAGGTCGTCCTGGCTGTCCCCAGGAAGCGCATTCGGTTCCTGGACCCGGTGACTGGCCTGAAAGGTAAAAGCCCCACACAAGCGAACGCCGTGCTCCTGGTGCTGAACCCAGAGAACACGGCGTCGGTGCGGATGCACCTCGGTGCCACAAGTAACCTGTGGCAACCTATGGGCGGGTAACTACTTGCGGGGCTTTTTGCCCTTCGACAGCGCCCCAGCCAGGGCGGACTCTAGCTTGTCGATGTGCCGCAGCATCATCTCCGACGTGTTCATCGGCCTGCCGCCGTGAGCCGTCGCAGCTTGGTCTGCGGCATGTTGCATTTTAAGGCCTTCCCGTGCCTTGAACAGTTTGGCGGCGATCTCGTTGGCCCGCTTGTCGCCGTAGTCTGGCGCAGGCAGGCTGCGCATAGCCTGGGAGTTCATGTCGAGGAGCGCCGTGACCTTCGTGCGGTCCTCGGGGTACAGCTCCTTGCCGGCCGCCTTCTGCCGCCGGTCAAGCTCCTGCATCACAGCCGTCAGCTCTTTGCGCTGATTCGCTAGCGCCTGACCCTTGTCGGTGGTCATGTCGCTGCCGCCCGCGTCGTCAAAGCGGGCCGTGTGGCTGTTCTCACGATCGTACACAGCCTTGACCACCTTAAACTGGAGGCGCTCAGCCGGGCTCAGTTCGTTGAACCAGGCCGCGTTCCTGTCGGTGGGACGCCCCAGGGTGTTCGTGTCGACGTGGACTTGCTCGTGCTTGGCGGTGCTCTCAGGCGTGCCGGGGCGCACGAAGGCTCGCGCCGTCGGGTTAGGCCCAGGAGCCTGTCCAGCGTACGGATCGACCCTGGTACCGAACGGCATAGCCACCTTGGGGTACGCCTTGGGAATGTCCGCGTAGTGGGGCTGCGGCAGCGGTGGGTACTTAGTGAACGTACGCCCGACCACGTTAGGCGGCGCACCGCGCTGGAACTCGTCCTGCGTGATACTGTCGTTGTTCGCGGTCTCGTCTACAAGCTTCTCGTACTTGTCCCGGTACGCCGTCTGGTTATCGGCGTTCTTGTAGACGCCCCAGGCCTTGCGGAGCGCGTCGTCGTACTTACCGCCCACTACAGGTGCTCCATGAAGCTCTCGGCCGGGACCATGAACGCCTGCGCAACGTAGGGCAGCGGGTAGCCGCCCGTGCCGCTGTAGGCGTAGATGTTGACCGCGATGCCGATCAGAGCACCGTCGTCACCCCACACACCGCCGCCGCTGTTACCGAAGTAAACCGGGGCCGTGATGCGAACCTCGCCAGCGTCGTTGATCGGGCCAGCCACGATGCCGTCGGTGACGGTCAGGGCCTGCTTGTCGGAGCCAAGCTGGACAGGGAAGCCCACCACGTAGATGTGCTCCCCCACCCGCGACTGCCGCATCTCGATAAGATCGGTGTCCCCGAGGGTGCGCGGCGCCGGGTACGAGACCACGGCAAAGTCCTCCCTGGGGCTGATGTACTTGATGACCCCGCCGACGTCGTACTGCTGACCGACGACAGCGCCGTCAGGCATACAGTGCTTGGCTGTGACCATAGTCCGCAGCGCCACCATGACGCCAGTACACCCCGGGTCCGGGATGAAGTGCGTCTTGTCGATGGCGTGCATGACCGGGTTAGGCGGCCCCACCTGAGGGTGCTGCGCAGCGGTGCAGCCGGCCAGGAGAACGAGCAGGACCAGGTGACGCACTACTTGGCGGCTCGATGGTCGCGCACGCTACCCGCCGGGCGATCCTTGTGGCCGACGACGGTACCGCCGATAGCGACAATCTTGCGCAGGAAGTCGAGGACCTTGTTGTCGATGTCCGACCGGGTCAGCGGCGAAACAACCGTAAGGACCGAGATAAGCAGACCGATGCCGGTCATGACGTCAGCGGCGTGGGGGATGGTAGAAAGGAAGTCGAACATCTAGGGGACCCTCGAAAACAGGTAGTTGACAATTGCGGCACCAACGGCGGCGCCAAGGAAAGCGAGTGCAGTAAGCTGCGAGCGGAGGTGTTCCAGGGGACGAATTCTCTCCTCGTGGTCTTCGGCCACCTTCTCCAGGACCTCTAGTCGAGCGTCATGGCGGGTAGCACTAACCTCAAGGGCACCAATCCTGTGGAACACATCTCGGCTCATTTCTTGATCTCATCCAGCAGCGCCGGTAGGTAGGCCGGCAGCGTGTCGTATGGGTTAGCCATCACGTCGTCGGTCACGTAGACCAGTCCTGCGCCTTCGGCCTTGGCCTTAGCCACGACGGCCGGCATCTGGGCCGCGGTGCACGTGTGCACGCAGTGGAGCATCTTGCCGGGGTAGTTCTTCTCCCAGGCAGGGCGCGGGCTTGCGGCCAGATAGGTCGTGGCGTACGTCTCGGTACACATCACCCAGTCGGCCATCTGGGCGTGGGCTTCGAGGCCCTTGGTTCCCGGATTCAGGCAGACCTTGAGGCCCTTGCTCTTGATGAAGGCGCAGAGGTCGGCGTAGTACGGGACATACAGCGGGTCCGTGGAGACCGTGTCGACGAAGATGCCGTCAACGCCGTACCAGGCGATGTGGTTCAGAACGTCAGCCTTGATCTCGGCCAGCGGCCGGGTGCCGTAACCACCAGCGCCCTTGCTGTGGACGTAGCCCAGTGTGGGTACGCCAGCGGCCTTGTTCTTGGGCACCTGGGCGACGTACAGGCTATCGGCCGAAGGGCCCGGGCCAGAGCCGGGGTTGATACAGCAGAACGCCGGCTTGGCGGCCAGGGTCGAGGCCCACAGCGTACTGGACCGGAAGTAGCTGATAACGGCTAGTTTCAGTCCGGTTGGCGGCGGCGTCTCAAGCTTGAGCACCCGGGCTTCAAGGGCGGCAGCCTTGGCCTCAGCCGCGGTGAGGCGGGCGCCGAGCGCAAGCAGTTCCTGGTAGATGTCAACAGCCATGGTTCCTTACGTGGGCCTAATCCAGTAGATGACCGAGAGCACCGCCAGGTCCGTGGCGCCGTTGTGGTCCATTTGGGGGATGACGTGGTCACCCACTGCTAGTGCGAGGGGGGTGCCGTGCACGGTGTGCACGTAGGCCGTTCCGGCGCTAACAGTAACCGTGTGGGATGTCTGCTCGACGCCAGCAACTCGCGGCGTGATGGTCACCGTGTTTGTGGTGTGCGCGGTGGTCACACTGTAACTCGTCGCAACCAACTCACACGCAAACGGCATGCGGTAGCCACGTCCCGTGGTGCCGATGGGCGACGTCGAAGATCCGACCGGGTTAGGGAATCTGTCGGTCGTTCCGGCAGTCATCACGGCGCCACCCCAGTGGTACGGGATCACCGGGGCCACCCATGTCGCGTCACCCCGGAAGAACTTGTCTGTGTTGTTGGGTGCGGTAGAGACCAGTCCCTTGGCCGAGGTCGTAACGACGTTGAGTAGCGCGGTGGCCTGCGTCGCAGTCAGATCTTCGGGGTCGCCAGTACCTGCCGTAGTGCGGCCCTTGAAGGTAGCCGTGCTGACCTGAGCCAGTTTGGCGTTGGTTACCGCGTTGTTGGCGATCGTGGTCGCGTTGCTGTCGGCAGCCGCGGTGACATCCCCGGTCAGGGCCGCCCGCCGCAGAAGCTGTGACGACCCGGTGGGCAGCTCGATGCTGTTACCCAGGTAGATGTTCTCGGCGGGGCCGATGCCCGACTGACACCGGCCGAAGATAGTCCCCGAAGCGAAGCTACTGATCTTCGCATACGTGACCTCGGCGTCGCCGATCTTGGTCTGCGTGACGGCGCCAGTACCAAGGCGTGCGTTGGTTACCCAGCCGTTGGCCTCGATCGCGTCCAGCCGGGTATCGAGTGCGTCGTCGCCGGCCACCCTGCTGGCGGTCTCAGCCACGATGGCGTTGTTCAGGTTGGTATTGACCGTGGTCTGCGCGGTATCGGCGGCCTCCAGGTCGTCGACCCGCGCGTCGAGGGCGGCAATATCTGCATCAGCAACGCTGGCTGCCCCATACGCCACCCAGCCGGTGCTAAGCCCGTCGCCCGATTCCTTGACGTACAGGGTGGTGCTGGTACCGCCGTCGCGGCGTCGGTAGATGGCACCGATGTTGGCGGTGACGACGCCCTCAGGGGAGCCAAGCCCCGTCAGCACCCCGGTCAGGAGCGCTAGGTCGCCGTCGTTGTCGCGGTGTGATACGTCGGCCACTACTTCACCGGCTCTTTGTACACCTGGAGCTTCTCCACGGTGTCGTTCAGCCCGCACGTGCAGTTGTAGCGGACATCGCCGTAACCCACAGCGAGCGTACACACAGGCACCGGATCGTCATCCGACAGCTTCTGGAACCGGTGCTGCCCGAAGGTCCTCAGCGTGTCGTGGGCTTCGGCCAGTTCGCTCTCAAGCTTTACGACCGCGACCTTGAGATCATCGGTGGTGGCGTCCGGGGCTGCGGCCAACGTGCGGCTGTCCTCGGCAGATAGTTCGATCACAGCGGCTTTACCCTTAGCGGAGCCGACGAAATACGAGCCGACGACAGTAATGCCGGCTAGCGCTAGTTCAATTGCTGTTACGGTGTCCACGGTTACCTTCGTCCCTGCGGGACCAGTGTTCTGGCTTTGCGCGAGAGCAGCCCCTTGTTGAGCAGGTAGCGCGGCGGCAACCCACCCCAGCCAGTGGCTGTGTTTGTGACTAGCGCCGTACCGGCCGCTACCGTGCCATCGAAAGTCACAGTACCTGTGGCCGACACGTACACGTTGGCGGCGCCAGCCGACGTCATGGCTTGCAGCGTAACCGCGCCTGTGGCGAGCACAGCAACCAGTGCTGCACCAGCGGATGTGGTTGTATCGAAGACCAGTGTGCTTGACGACGACACGTACACCTTCGCGGTGCCGGCTGTGGTCATCACATCGAACGTAGTCGCCGCAGTTGCTACCGCGACCTGACCGAAGAACAGGCGCTTGCCAACAGTCTGGACGGTCGTGCTCGTACCGCCACTGAGCACCGAGACCGACTGGTTCCGACTACCGGTTACGTTGTATATGCCTGGGAGGTAGGCCACGGTTTACAGGTCCACTATCTGTAACTGAAAGGCCACGCGGCTTAGCGACGACCCGGACTGTGCTGTGTTGGAGTCAAGAAACGCGGTGATGTAGGCATCGTTGTGTATCCGCGGTAGTCCAAGCGCAGCCCAACCCACCTGGGACATCTCAGGCGTCATGGCAAATCGTGTGATTGGGCGCACAACCATGATTGTATAGGTCCCGGAACTGCTGGCCGAGTTAGACCAAACACCCGCGGTAATCTGCTTCACGCCGCGGTTGTTTGCTAGCGGTAGTCTGAACACGTCAGACTGACCTATGGTGGTCGTGTTAGGGAACGTCAGTGAGACCGTTGACCGAGCAGCCCCGTCGGCGTCAAGGTAGTTAACGACCAATGAGCTGCTGGTACCGGTTGCGATCGACGTGTCAGCGGCAGCCTTGTGCATCCATATTTCAGCCTCAAGCCCGTTATCTGCGATACGTGCAGGAAGGCTGCCCGGGGTCGTTACGGTGCTGGTCGCGCCACCTGCGGTGCACAGCATTCCTCGGCACTGCCACAGAAGGTCCACCAAGTAGACGTCAACAGGGCAACCACTATTGCTGGCTCCGTTCCCCGGCCTGTACCCTACACCAAGCACGCCAGCCAGGTAGTTCTGCGTGGTAGCGTTCGCGTAGACAGCGGCGCCTACTGACGACTTGTCTAGCGTGTAACCGGACCCCGCCGTGTAGGCCACGTTGTGCGTGGTTCCTGTTGGAAAGTTACCTGCGGTCTCTCCCGCAAACTGTGTCGGAGCCACGCTAAACGCTGTATCGGCGTTGGTTGCTGGCGTCTTGTAGCAAAAGACACGCTGACACCTGGCAATCGCCCCGACCAACTGACTGACAGACGTGATAGCCACGGCTACTTGTCGATGATGTCGAGTGAACCGCTCAGTGTTACTGCTGTGGTTGACGTCGCGCTGATAAACCCAAACAGGCACGCATCGGCAGGAATTCGAGCGAGTGCGGTTTGGGCGTAATCTAGCACGCCGCCGATGCCGGCCAACACTAGCGGGATCTCAACAACGCGCTTCAGGATGGTCATTCCGAAGCTACCCGAGGTCCAAGTTGCCGACGTAACTACGCTGGTGAGTTGCTTGACGCCAAGGTTGTTGGCGAGTGGGACCGGTTGCAGTTGTCCAGTAACAGGGGCCGACACAACAGCACTGATGACACCTGCCACACTGCCTGAGGCTGAGTCGACGTAGTTGGCGGTCAGCGTACCCGACGCGGCACCCGCTGCGACAAACTGCTCCACCCACAGTTCGCACCCGAGACCGTTATCCGTAATGCGTGCAGGCAAACTGCCTGGTGTGGTTACTGTGTACGTAGCCGCTGCAAAACCCATGCCAGAGCACGACCAGAGGCGGTCTGCGATGATGAGTGAACAAGCCAATGTGGCCTGTGAGTTGGCTCGCGCAAGGTAGTTCTGGGTTGCGGCGTTGGTGTACGGCATAGCGCCTGTGGTGGCTGATGACGCCGTATAGCCCGAGCCTGTGGTATACGTGGGGCTTGCGGCACCCGCAGCCGGACTACCGGTCGCCATCCACGCCGACTGATAGCTACCGATCGCCTTGGCCGCGGTGCAGTTCTTGAAGAAGTTGATCTTCTGCTTGCTGCTAGCCGCCAGCGCAGTAACGACGTCGTCAATTGTACTGATCGCCATTAGGCGTTACCCGCGGTCCACGTCCACGACGTCACGGCTACGGTCTGCCCAGCAGTCACAACGACCGCATCGAGCGTGATGTCGCCGCCGCCGCCGGTGATTGTGGCCGTACCCTGCATGTGGCAGGTCGTGCCGTCTGAGGCGTACAGCCGCCAGTGGGCGATGGTGCCTGAGGCATCAGCCGACGTATCGGACCACGTACCGAGCAAGGCTTTCGAGCCCGAACTGGCTGCACTCATCCAGTCCGACGGGCACGTAATAGACGCAATGACCGTGCCGCTATCGGCTGTGGCACACGTAGCTGGCTGGGTGCCTGTACGGAACTTGAATACCGCGCTGGTACCAACCGTGGCTTCGATGGCGTCAAGTTCGGCGTTCCGAACCGCAGCTGATTTCTGGACCGCCATTACCCACCACTAACTGGGCTGGCCTTGACGCAGTCGACCACAACCTCGACCTCAGTACCAGCACCGCCCAAGGAAACAATCTGACAGTACAGACCCGAGAACCGACGCAGACCGTTCAGGGTTTCGCTCTCGGACAGGGTGTCGGAAGCAACCTCAGCGAGGGCCGTACCGTTGTTCGGCTTGCCGATGTAGAACCACCGCGCCTGTGTCGGGGACCAGCCCCAGAGAGCGAGATCGGCGGTCTTGGTGGTACCGGCGATGTTGTCGCAGTTCCGAATCATGAGCAGCGCTTCGTCGCAGGCGAACGGCAGATAGATGCTGGGCGCCGTGGTCAGGGTCGGGGCAGCGCTGCTCGTAGCACCACCACCCGTGAGCTTGGTCGCACCGAACGATGCGTTGGTCATGGTCTCGGTGGTCGCCACCGTGTTACCGAGCGGGCCCTCGTAGGCCTTGCGCGCCGTGAGGTCGACAACGTCGCCCGTACCATCAACCGCAGAGACGTACACGTTTTGGACCGTGGCCGAGCCGAACAGGGTACCGGCGTCGGCGGCCGTGGCGTTGATCGCCGCAACCAAGTTGGTGACCGAGGCCGCGGCCGATGCGCCCACCTTGACCTCGTTGGCCGTGGTGGTCGGGGCCGCCTTCCAGGTGTAGACCTGGTCGCCGATGGTGACGGTTTCGTTGGCAACTGCGTTGCCGGCAAACGTAAGGGTGCCGGTAGCGAAGGTTCCGCCAACAGGCAACAGGCGCACGTAGGTGTCGCCCTTAGCGAATTGAGCCATTAAATATTCCTCGACCTAACTTGAGAGTAGTTTCTGCGCGGCGGTGGGTTCCGATGGATTCATGCCGGCATTGATATCCATAGGTTTCTGTTCTTCAGCGCGAGCAATCCACTGCTGCTTCATGAACTCGCGGAACTCGGGGCGCAGGCGGCTGTCGATGGGAGCATCAAAGAGGATGCCCAGGCGCACCCGCGTGGGACCGTCGATCTTGTCCTTGACTTCCGGCAGGTTCTCCATGAACCGCTGCTGGAACTCGGCGAACAACTCCGGGTGGACGTTCTTGATGGCATCGGCCTCTTGGGGAGAACCACCGCCTGACATGAACCGCTTGAAGCTGTTGATAGGGTCGACGACGGCGCCGGCCTTGAGCAGCCAGCCGTAGGCCTCAGCATCGGAGGCCTTCCAGGTCGACATGCCCCACTTCTGGAGCACGCCCGGGTCCTTAGGCTTGGCGTCGGCGAGGTACTTCAGCGCCGTCATAGCCTGAACTTCCATCTTGTCGCCAATGCCCCAGTGGACGTCGCGGACTTCCGACAGGGCCTCGTTGAGCGCGAACTGCGTGTTCGGGCTCGAAGCGAGGGCCGTGACTTCCTTGCTCAGGCGGTCGTAGGTCTGCCTTTGAGACTCCTTCTTAGGAGGCTCCTCGCCGCTAAACGAGGTCTGCCGCAGCAGGCTGCCGACGTTGAGCCCGACCTGGCGGGTGGCCTTGCTGGTGACGCGGGCAACGGTGCTGAGAGCACCCCTGGCATAGCCCGCCGCCTCGGTAAGGAAGTGCGTGCCACGCAGGCTGTTGCTGGCAACCTTGCCCATGACGCCCGAAGCGACGGCACCCACGAGCGGGCCACCCACAGCGGAACCAGCCTTGAACGCCAGTGACTGCGCGCCCCTGCGCACACCGCTCTCGACCACGGTGTCGGTCAGGGTCTTGCGGAAACTGGCCTTGAGGGCCTTGCCGAACTCGCCGCCACCAAGCATCGCCTGGTGGACCGTCCAGGCCCGGTGGATCTCGGCCGCAGGGCCCTTGAAAGCGATCTCGGGGCCACCGAGCTGCTCCACCAGTTTGGCGTAGGCGCGGTCAACTTCGGCACCCGACAGGCCGGTAGCAAACTCGACGCGAGTAGCGAGCTGAGACGCATTCGCCTCAAGCTGCTCGATCATGCCTGGGACCGCCATCTTGCGGCCAACGCCCTGGAGCGCGTTCCAGTAGTTGTCCATCTCATCGAGTTGCTTGACAAGTTCTTCGTGGCTCTTGCCGAGAAGCGACCCGATGGACCAGTCGTGCTTGTTGAAGGCCGCCCGTGCCTGCTTGAGGCCCAGGAACTCGGTCTTGGTCAGGGGGCCCACGCTGTCCGACTGGCGGGCAATCGCGGCGAGGTCGTCCTGGAGCCGGGCCATCGACTCGGTCAGGGCTTCGGGGACGTCCTGGCCCATCTCGCGGGCAAGCTTCGTCAGGCTATCGAGGTAGTCCTGGCCAGCAGCGCCACGGAGCAGGGCCTCGCCGGGCTGGGCACCGAGCGTAACGGTGTCGCCGAAGCCACCCATCTGGCGGAACATCTTGCCGGTCTGCTCGACCTCGCGGGCAGCCGCCTGGATAGTGTTGTACTTGAGAAGCTCAGCTTCGTGCTGGGCCACATCGGCGGCAAACTTTTCCTCAGTAGCAATCGCGGTCTTGGTACGCGCAGCGGACTGCGCCGCCGCTACCACATCATGCGTCGGGTGCCGGGCGGCAGCCTTGGCTGCCTGCGCCGGTAGGTCGGCCGTTGCGTCGTCAAAGAACGGGGCCAGCCTGGCCGCCATCGTTGCTTCGGTGTCGACACCGAGATCGCGACCAAGCGCAATGGCCGCATCGTGGTACTCTTGCAAGGCCACACGGTACTGCGCCATGTTCGCCGTGGTCCTGTACCCGTTCTCGGGGCCCGCCAGCAGCGAACGACCCTTCGAGGCCCCCGTACCGTAGCCCGCCCCCTTGGGGTCGATTGCGGCGTCCACGGCGCGGCGAGCCTGTCGCACACGGGTCAGTGCCGGCCCGGTGTAGCCGGTCACCGTTGCCAGGTCGACGGCCTCATCAGCAGTACCCCCTACGGCGTGCAGCATGTTGCGGGGGATGTATCCATCCCTGCCCGGCGCACTGCCTTCCTTCAGGAAGTACGCTTCCGGGATCTCGTCAATGCGTGACACGGCTGCGGGAGCAGCCTCGGCCGGGGTGCCAGCACCGAGCAGCCGGGTGGGGCTGGTCTCAAGGGCGAGCCGAGGAGTCTTAGGCGCAACCGGGGGCTTGCGAAGCACCTTCGAGGCAGCACTCTCGACGTTGTCCGCGAAGTGTGTCAGGTCGGTCGTGGCGCCGACGAGATAGTCGTCCTTGGCGTTGCGAACGAACGCCTCGCCCGTCGACTGCCGGAAAGCCAGGTTGTCGACCACGCTGTTGTATGCGTTGTCGAGGTCCGAGACGTTGTTGCCGAGGTAGGTCGTGAAGTCCTTGCCGGCGTCCGATTCAAGGTCCAGGCCCTTGGCGGCAGCCTTGGCCTTGCCGGCGACCTTTAGCAGGCCGCCCGTGGCGCCACCAGCAGCGGT